GCTTACATTGGCATCATTGCCGCACAAAAACTTATTGGTTTGTCTAAGTACACTCGTATTGCTCAGTGGTGTGCTCGTCGCGGTACCTTACAAGAAGAACTCTGCAACGACATTGCACGAGAAATAGAACGTGCAACAGGAGCTGCAAACTTGGGTGTTTATATCCAAGCCACGCATGGATGTTGTGAGAATAGAGGTATCATGGCACATTCAAGTTTGACACAGACTACTGTATTACGAGGTAGTTTCAAAGATGATGCAGGTGTTAAAAAAGAATTCTTTGACAATATCAAAATGCAACAAGAGTTTGCCCCACGTTGATTTGCTCAGAAATGATTAAGGTGCTACAATAAGGTTATTAATAACTGCAGGAGCATCTGTGAAATTACTGACTATAATTCTGTTAACTTTAGTAGTAACTGCTTGTGGTGGAGGCGGGGGCAACTCGGTTGCTACATCGGTTATCACTAATACTGCAATCAATTCAAAAATTCTTTCTCAAAATTTGTCGCCTACGATAACAGATCTTGTAGATTACCCCACTAGTGGTGGCTATGACTACAGTACTGCTTTTTTTGCCTTCGGTAAGTTTGGTAGTACCAGTGCAAACTGTATGCTGACGCAATCTATTGCGCGGGGCCCACAGGGTGCCCTTCCAACTTATCCCGATGCACCAATACATGTTGTTTGTCAACAAGCCGACAACTCGTTTCAAGAGGTATCAAATCAATTATTTGGACAATTGTTGTATGCAACAGGTGCGTATCCCTTGGTAGCAGATTTCAACAATGATGGCATAGATGATGTGTTTATTATTCAAAGTTGGGATGGTTCTGCCGTAGATGCATCTTGGCACACAAAAAAAATATACAGTTTAATCAGTAAATCCGATGGGACTTATAGCGTTAATAATGTATCAATTCCCGCCGGATACTATGGCCAAACTCAAACGGCAACAATGGATATAAATCAAGACGGTTGCCTTGATGTTGTTGGCGGTAGTAATCAAGTTTGGTTAGGCGACTGTGCTGGTGGATTTTCATTAAGCATGATGAGCGGAAGTATTAATGGAAATAACTGGTTTACCGGTACTGGCATGTGTACAGGAGATTTTAATAATACAGGAGTAAAACAGTTTGTAGTCACCGATGAAAAATCAACCGCAAGTACAAACAACATATACGAGGTTGATAAAAATCTAAATGTAACGTCGGTGCACCCATTGCCAGCGCCCTACTTTGATACTGTATATGGAACCAGCGCCACACACAATTTCAAATGCATAACAGCCGATATCAACAACGATGGAAAAGTTGATGTAATAGTGTTTACACGGCCCTGGGCGCAATTTACAAATAATATGTGGACCTCGCAGAGTTATGTCCAGGTGTATTTGAATCAAGGAAATTGGCAGTTCCAAGATATAAGTGCTACCGCATTACCCGGGTACAATACAAACACAGCTTCTTCGTACAGTGCCAGATTAATTGATGTCAATGGTGACGGCTATTTAGACCTTGCATTAGAGGGAACATCTTTTAGTGGAGTTGGTGCATCGGGTAATCAAATCTGGATTAATAATAAAGACAGTACATTTACTAAAGTGTTCACTTCTGAATTGTTAACTCTGGATGCCACAATTCCTAATAGGGCGCCAGGAGTAAATAGTATGTTGCCAATAAAAGTTAATAATGCTTGGAATTATATTGTTGGTGGAGAAGACGCAAGCTCGCACTATCACATACAACTAGCCGACACCCAGTTTACTTTTAAATAAAATGATTCCATTGCCACCAGGATGTACTGTAAGTTACCAAATTTGGATCGATGTGGATCGTCTCACCGATGACATGAGCGAATGGTTTGAGATGATTGGTGGCACCGTGAGTTGTCGAAGACACGAGTACCACCGAAGTGGCGGTGCAATTGAACATAAAAGTGTTCAATATGGCAAAGCCAAGCCCAGTTACCGTAGACAAGACGGCACAGGATATGTTAAAATAAACTTCAACGGCAACGATGTTGCAACTGCCAGTATGTTCCTAATTAAATTTAGCACACACATTGTGGCACATAACATGAAACAAGAATTAGAATTAGTAAAATAATCTATAGCGGTCTCGGGCTTCATCCCGCTTTACAAACTCTGCCAGCCTATGCTAAAATTTAACATAGGAGAAACAGCATGTCAGACGACTTTAACGCAGTATTCAAACAAGAATACAAACCAGTAACTTACCGATACACCAGTACCAAAGAGTACCACGATGCATTTCCGTGCGCCTACCGACAGTGGCGTGCAGATAGTCATTGTAATCTAATTCATGGCTACTCGTTCTCAATGAAGTTCTACTTTGGTACTGATACCTTGGATGCACGTAACTGGGTAGCTGACTACGGTGGACTAAAAGAACTAAAGAAAGTATTAGAAGATCAATTTGATCATACACTACTTGTAAGTGAAGATGAGCCCGAGATGGAGACATATAAACTGTTAGAAAGCAAAGGATTAGCAAAGTTAACAATCCTTCCTAGACTTGGTTGTGAAGGTTTAGCTGATATGCTTTACAAGTATGTGAATGGTGTTTACATTCCCGATATGTGGGGCCCAGGTGAAGCTGAACGTTTATGGTGCTTTAGAGTAGAAGTAAGAGAAACACAATCAAACATGGCTTATAGAGAAGGGCATAGAGAAGACAACGAGGACTTGTTTGCCTAATGGATATTAACATCATGTATCTAGCCATTGTGTTCTTTTGTCAAGGAACACAATGTGGAGCGATGTCGGTAGAGACACCTTACACAAATCGAGCAGAGTGTATGTCAGATGTGGCCAAGGCCGAAGAAAAGTTTAGACAAGATCCCGCAGTAACTATTGTTGAGGGAAGGTGTGCTAAATTTAATAACGGATTAAAATCATGAATGATAACAGAGAGGATTTATTCGCATGACACTGGTAGCAAAAATGAAAAATCATATTGAAAAGCGTGCCAAGGCAGAAATTACAACAGTTGCCTTTGACAACGACCGAATCTTTGAGACTTTGGGCATATTGCAAGAAGAATGTGCTGAAGTTATACAAAATGTCAGCAAGTGCAGACGTTTTGGGCTAGAAAACAAATACTTAAATGGCGAAGGCACCCAACGAGAAAATCTTGAAAAAGAAATTGGAGATGTATTGGCCATGGTAGATATACTTATGGATCAAGGTGTGTTAAGCGGTGCCGCATTAGATAAGGCTATAGAAAACAAAAAACAAAAACTTCGCAAATGGAGCAAAATATATGAGTAAATTAAAAGTAGCCGAGTTATTTTATAGTGTGCAAGGCGAAGGGCGTTACATGGGCGTTCCTTCTGTGTTCTTGCGTGTGTTTGGATGTAATTTTAAATGTGCCAGCTTTGGCATGCCTAGAGGAGAAGCTAGTGAAGAAGTTGAAGACATTGCTCAAATGGTCCACCTATACAACGATTATAAAGAATTGCCTTTGGTATCTACTGGATGTGACAGTTATGCTAGTTGGGATCCTAGGTTTAAGCATCTTAGTCCCATGCTTGATACTGACACGATTGCCAATCAGATTATGGGCATACTACCTCACAAGGGGTGGCAAGACGAGCATCTCGTAATCACAGGTGGTGAACCCTTATTGGGATGGCAACGCCAATATCCCGACTTGTTGGATCATCCCAGTATGAGCGGACTAAAAGAAATTACATTTGAAACAAATGGCACACAAAAACTCTCTGATGACTTCAAGAAGTACCTGTTTAAATGGCGCAATCAAAACAAACAACGTGAAGTTACATTCAGTGTAAGTGCTAAATTGCCTGCAAGTGGTGAGGCATGGGAAGAGGCAATACAACCTCGAATTGTTTGCGAATATGAATGGTTTGGCACTGCTTACTTGAAATTTGTTGTAGCAACAGAACAAGACATTGCAGATGCAGAACGTGCAGTCCAAGAATATCGTGCAGCAGGTTTCGTAGGGCATATATACTTGATGCCCGTGGGCGGTGTTGAAAGTGTTTACACATTGAATGCAAAGAATGTGGCACTGGCAGCAATGCAACGTGGCTGGCGCTATAGTGATCGACTACAAGTGCCGTTGTTTAAGAATGAATGGGGTACTTAATGGCCGAAACACACTCTCGTACAATTGCAAGGATGATTAGTTATAGGCTAACAGCTCTATTATTGACTATTCCTATGACTTATATATTAACGGGCGACTGGGAGACTGCATTTAGTGGATCAGTCATATTACATCTAGCATTAACTTTAGATTACTATATACATGAGCGTATATGGTTAAAAATCAAATGGGGTAAATTATAATGGCAACAAGAAAACCAAAAGCAGAAACAGAAGTTAAAAAGCCAGCGGCTAAAAAAACTACTACAAAAAAAGTAGAGTTCAATGTTAAAACACCTAAAGAGATTGCAACAGAAAAGGGCGAGCCTTATGTAGCAATACTCAGTGTGGAACTAGATCCGGATAACATTGGCAATGGTGCGTTTGAATTGGATTGGAATGACAAGTTTATTACCAATCTTGTACGTGCCGGATACAAAGGTAAAGACGATGCTGACATGGTGGACCAATGGTTTGCTGAGGTGTGCCGTAATATCTTGGCTGAAAATTATGAGCAATGGGAAGCCAATCAACCCTACGACACACGTCCAAGAGTTATTGATCGCAAGGACCTTGGCGGTGGAAGAACTGAGGCCAGCTAAATGGAAAGCCTAAAAGCACCCAAGATTCTAAAAGTCTATCAGCTGATGAAAATGTCAACCAAAAATGGATTGAATTTTTCAGCTAGCGGAGTTATTCCTCCAGGCTCCAACTATGTAGGCGCCGGCATTTACACTACATTGCAAGAAGCCGAGCACAACCGAACACTGGAAATGCTAAGAGACACTGACGAAGCATACAATAGCTATCATGTGTTTGAACTAGAGTTTCCTAATCCAGCATATCGAGAATGATAGTATATGTAAACGGTGATAGCCACAGTGCCGGTGCCGAAATAGCAAACGACCACTGCTTTGCCGAAGACGACCCCTTGTATTGGGCACTAGGGCGTCAACCACATCCCGATAATTTAAAACTCAGTTATGGATGTTTGATTGCAAACAACCTAGGTGCTGTGCTAACTTGCGATGCTGAAAGTGCAGCCAGCAATGATCGCATAATGCGCACAACTTGGCCACGCATAGAAAGTGTACAAGGCGGATTCGTTCAAGAAAAACCCGATCTTGTTATTATTGGTTGGAGCACCTGGGAACGAGAGGAATGGCTACACAACAACATCCATTACCAAGTCACCGCCAGTGGTACTGATACCGTGCCTCGAGAATTACAACAACGTTACAAACAATGGGTAATAGAGCAAGGCGAAGCAGAACGCGAACGAAAAATGTTGTTGTGGCACGACCGTATTTGGTATTTGCATCAAGCGTTAGAGAGTAAAAATATTCCACACATATTTTTCAACAGTTACAGTGATTTCAGTGCCATTAGATTGGGGCATCTCAAAGATGGCACAGTCAATCCTGGCGAACATGATTGGGGCTTGAACTATGTTGCTCCTTATGAAAAAGAGTTCAACTACTACAGTTGGTGCCAAAAACAGGGTTTCAAAACGGTAAAACCAAATAGTTACCATTTTGGTGCTGATGCTCATCGAGCGTGGGCTGAGTTTTTGATGCAATATTATGTGCAAATTCTCTTGACAGGTAATGAATAATATGCTATTATTATGCTATGAAATACTTAATTGTTGATACTGCTAATACATTCTTCCGTGCACGTCACTCGGCCGCTCGCCAAGCAGATACTTGGGATAGGTTGGGCTTTGCTGCTCACGTCACACTCAACTCTATTGCCAAGGCATACCGCGAGCAACGAGCAGATCATGTTGTGATCTGTTTAGAAGGACGTAGCTGGCGCAAGGATTTTTATGAGCCCTACAAGAAAAACCGCGCAGTCGCGCGAGCCGCACTCACAGAAAAAGAAGCTGAAGAAGATAGATTATTTTGGGAAACTTTTGACGAGCTCAAAACGTTCTTCTACGAAAAAAGCAATTGTACTGTTCTCCGGCACGAAGCATTGGAAGCAGATGACTTGGTGGCAGGATGGATACAAGCACACCCTGAGGATTCACATGTGATTGTGAGTTCAGATACAGACTTTTATCAATTACTAGCACCCAATGTTGTACAGTACAATGGCATTAGTGATGAGCTGCATACACTAAACGGTATCTTAGATAAAAAAGGCAAATTGGTTATAGACAAGAAAACTAAAGAGCCCAAGCAGATTCCTGACCCTAAATGGATCTTGTTTGAAAAATGTATGCGTGGTGATGCTACAGACAATGTATTCTCGGCTTATCCTGGTGTGCGTACCCGAGGCACCAAGAACAAAGTGGGCTTACAGGAAGCATTCGACGATAGAAACAACCGAGGATTTGCTTGGAACAATCTCATGCTCCAACGTTGGACTGACCATAACGGTGTTGAACACCGAGTGCTTGATGACTATCTTCGTAACGTCACCATAGTTGACTTGACAGCACAACCCGATGCAGTTAAAATAAACATTGCCACAACTATTGCCACAAATAGTGTGCCCAAGAATATACCACAAATTGGTACCAAGTTCTTAAAGTTCTGTGGCAAGTATGACTTGAAACGCATTAGCGAAAACATACAAGGTTATGTAGACTTTTTATCAGCCCCTTATCCGGAGAAGACATGATTACATTAAAGCAATGGCTAGAGTTGGCCAATTACCGAATCACAGAAGGTGACCGCTATTTGTGGGACTGCTACGGCACAGATACATTTATGTTGTCCAGCTGGAACGGCATACATGGACGAGGCGGGTACAGCATCGACATTGTATTTGATACAAAAACGCAAACAGTATATGAAGTTGCAGTACATGACTTTACCAACGATCGTGCATATCGAATGATCAATCCCAGTTATGCAAAGGCACATGCCCAAGAAGCCGCCACACGTGGTGTTGACATGAACACAGCATGGGATGGGGTTGACTACACAGACCTAGACGTTGAAGAAGACTTTGTGGAAAAGGCCACTGCTATTGTTAATGGGCAAGATTACGATACACGAGTCATGATACAACTAGATCTTGACAGTGAATTAGAAATGGCGATTT